GTGGTTGCTGGTAGAATAGGCTGGTCCGAATCTCAAGCTTAATTACAAAGTGGATCTATTGTATTTTGATAAAGTAAGGCTGTCAAATAGATTGCCTTACTTTTTATAAATAGATCAAAAAGTAGGGTGATCAAACATGGCACGTCCTTCAACAAGAAGCGAATTCAAAGATTATGTTCTTAGAAAGATCGGTGCGCCAGTCATTCAGATCAACGTTTCTGATGAACAGATAGAAGATCGTATTGACGAGGCAATAGCATTCTGGAGAGACTACCACTATGATGGTAGCCAGATGATATATCTTAAGCATGCTCTAACACAACAAGAGATAGATCAGGGATATATCGAAGTACCACAAAACATTCTCGGTATCACTCGTATCTTTGATCTTAGCTCTTCTATCTCGACCGGTACCGGCTTCTTCAACGTTCAATACCAATTCGTTTTGAACAACCTAGAAGACATTACTGGGTACAACATTCAGCATTACTACATGGCTCTATCTCACCTACAGTTCCTGCAAGAAATACTTGTAGGCCGCCCTCTCATAAGATACAATCGCCATGTAAACCGTTTATATGTAGATGTAAATAAGGCCATATTGAATCCTGGGTCGTTTATCATTATAGAGGGATATGACATTATTGATGGCAACACATACTCCGACGTATGGAGCGATCGCTTTCTTCAGAACTATGCGTCTATCTTAATACGCGAGCAGTGGGGTGTAAACCTAACTAAGTTTACAAACATGCAACTTATCGGAGGTGTTCAGTTCAACGGCGAACAGATCCTATCGGAAGCAAAAGCAGACCGCAAAGAGATGGAAGAAAATGCGAAGACTTCACTTCAACCACTCGTTTACAATTTCGTTGGATGATAAATGGCGACTAACGTCTTTTTTCAAAACTATGGATACTTCAATGAGCAGCAACTCATTGACGACTTAGTCATTGAAGCAATACAGATCTACGGTGTTGATACTTACTATGTTACTCGAAAGTTAGAAGCGACCGACCAGATACTCAATGAAGACGATCTTTCAATCTTTAATGCGGCTTACTTAATGGAAGTATACGTAAAGAGCGTGGACGGTTTTCAGGGAGATGGTGACTTTCTTAGTAAGTTTGGTCTTCAGATTCGTGACCAAGTTACTTTTACTGTTGCGGTGAGAACTTTTGAAAGATACGCAACTAGATTGAATACTACTCTCATAAGACCGAAGGAAGGCGACCTTATATATCTTCCTCTCAATAATAAATTCTTTGAGATCTCTCATGTTGAGCACGAAAGCGTTTTCTATCAGAGCGGAGCTCTTCAAGTATTTGATCTTAAGTGTGAACTGTTTGAATACTCGAACGAAAGATTCGACACCGGAATTGAAGATATAGATACACACTTCGATGTTTTAAACACTGAAGATCTTGAAGTTAACAATCTTAATAAACTACTAGAAAAAGATCCAATCGCAAAGAACGTATTCTTTGAAGAAGAAGGCGATGATATTATTGACTTCACTGAGATAGATCCGTTTAGTGAGATTATCACAAGACCAACTAATTATGCTGTAACCGCCGATAATTTTTACTAAAGTTAACGCAAACTTTACTGAGTTGTATAACAGAGGTTCTTCGAGTTTTTCTGGGAGCTATAACGATCTCACGAATAAACCAAACATACCAGATGATATAGCTGATCTTTCTGATTCGTCATCGTTGTTGGCAGATATCGGAGACGTTGTTTTCACAGACAACGCCATTTCAGCACAAGATGGCGTTGACTTGCTTATTCACACTCACGACAACGACGATAAAGAAAGAGTGTCAGTAAATTTAATACCTAATGATGGTGCATTTATTGCAACTGCTTTGAGTAACATGCAAGATCAGCCGTTTTTATCAAACCAATGGGCTTCAGCTCAGTGGGTAACAATAAGCGAACTTGGCTATCTCGTTGTTACAAATTCACCTGCTATAATCAGTTTTATTAATAGCGCGCAATTTGATTACGCTACTGATATTAGCTTTCGTATTAATGGTGGTGATCCAATAGTACTAGGCAACTATACTATAAACGGTAACAATATAACTTTTAATACACTGCAGCGAGTTCCAGTGGAAAGCCCTGTTGTTGTAAATGAAATTAATTTTGACATGTACTTTTCTTCGAACATAGCAATAGATTATGATCAAGGAGAAATTAGATTAAATGCGGTTGAACTGGATATTAACATATCTACGACTGAGAATATAGGAATAAGCTCAAAATTTGTTGATGTTACTGGCGATGGGACTTTTAGTATAAAGAACAAAAGCGCTTCTGATTCTATTGACGTTGTTACAAACTCTGATGCGAGTGCCGAAACGTGGAGCTTTGGCGCTGACGGAACATTAACATTCCCTGACAATACCATACAGACTACAGCATGGACTGGAGTATATGCTATAACCCCAGCAGACTTGGTAGATCTCGAAGATCTCATTCCAGCCGAAGACTCTGAGTTTAACTTAGGATCTACTACAAACGCGTGGAATAACTTGTACATAGGATCAGGAATAAATTCTGTTACGGACTCTTCAATACTATTTGTTGCAAACAGCTCAGGTGATGGGCTTGGTTATTCTACAATCGAGCTACGCCCGGACTCGTCTGCTTCTGTGGATCAGTACATAATTATTGATCCAACTTCTCCAAACCATATTCACATACGAGCAGGTGGCACTCAAGACAATAGTCAAGCAGATCTATTTCTTGGCGGAGAGAACAGCTACTTTGGAGTTGTTTCCGGTTTGAATCCGAGCACTATTGTGGCAGCGAATAGCTTTATTTGGGAGTTTGGGTCTGATGGTGTTTTAACCTTCCCAGATGGGGGTGATATTCGCGTTGGGCAGGTTCCTGGCACGAGTAAAGGTGTGGCGGGTGATAAAGCAGGAACTCTCGCGTTTAACTCTTCGTACATATATTACTGCACTGCCAATTATACTAATGGATCGCCTGACATCTGGAAGAGAGTATCTTGGAGCAATGATACTTGGTAACTAAAGGAAAGTAGATGGCATTTGTAAATCACTTCTATAATGCAACGACAAGAAAATACGTTGCGCTATTTGGTACCCTATTCAATAAGATCTCTATCACCAGAGACGATCTACAGGGTGCAGAAGCGCAACGTATGATTGTACCTATTGCATACGGACCATTCCAAAAGTTCCTTGCTAGAATTACTCAGGATGCAAGTCTAAATCGTAAAACTTCCATCTCTCTACCTCGTATGTCTTTCGAGATTACAAATATGACGTATGATGGGCAGAGAAAGATACCTTCAAAGCAAAGGATCCAAAAGAACCTTGGAGAGACTGATAGTCAAAAATCATATGTGTGGACTGCCACACCATACAACTTAGATTTTTCTCTATACATAATGACTAAGTATTCTGAAGACGCGACTAAGATCGTCGAACAGATCATTCCGTTCTTTAAACCAGAATGGACTGCTACCGTGAAGTTAATTGATAACCTAGATCCAATTGACATTCCTATCGTATTAAATGGCATCACTAACGAAGACTTATACGAAGGTAGTTTTGAAGAAAGAAGATCTGTTCTGTGGACTCTAAACTTTACTCTTAAAGGTTGGTACTTTGGACCAGAAAGAGAAAAGAAGATCATCAAGTTTGTTGATACGGACATATGGGCAACATTAGACTCGTCAAAAGATCCAGTAGAAGGCGTAAATGTTTATCCAGGCCTTACTGCAAACGGCGCTCCGACTACGGATCCAGATCTATCCATTTCATACGAAGAAATTGAATATGATGACGACTGGGGCGTCATTAGAATTATAACGAGCAGCCCGGAAGATTAAAATGAGTAATGATAAGATATCTGAAGTTCTAGGCCTTAGACCAATCGAAGAAGCAAAACGTGATGAACTTCCTGCGGTTATTGAAGCTAAAGAAATAATTCCAGTCGTCTATGATAATAACATCGAAGACGACGAAACTATAAAGGACATAGAGCAAGCAAGAGCCAATATCAAGAACATCATAGAGCAGGGAGACGATGCTCTTAAGGAAATGATATCTCTTGCAAAACAGTCTGAGTCTCCTCGTGCATTTGAAGTTGCATCCACTCTTATGAAGACTCTGCTCGATGCAAACAAAGACTTCGTAGAAATGTCTACGAAAAAGAAGTATGCTAAAGAAGAAAAGATGGGTCCTAAAGAAGCCGCCCAGACTAACGTCACGAACAATAATCTGATACTCTCGACTGCTGATCTTCTTAAAATGTTAAAGGGTGACTAATGAGTGACGGCTATCTTGGTAATATACACTTAAAGAAAACTGGCGAACCTATTGAGTGGACCGCAGATCTCATTAAGGAATATATGAAATGCGCAGAGGATCCAGTTTATTTCGCAAAGAAGTATATTAAGATCGTTCACGTCGATAGAGGTCTCATACCTCTTGAGATGTACGAGTATCAGAAAGAGATTGTTGAGAAGATAACGAACAACCGTCGACTCGCTGTTCTAACCGCTCGCCAGTCTGGTAAAACGACAACTGCTGTGGCTGTGATCCTTCACTATATTCTCTTTAACGAGTTTAAGACTGTTGCAATTCTCGCAAATAAAGGTGACGCCGCGAGAGAAGTTCTTGCACGTATTAAACTTGCATATGAAGCTCTACCTAAGTGGCTTCAACAAGGTATCGAAGAATGGAACAAAGGTAACATCGCTCTAGAGAACGGATGTAACGTTCTTGCTGGCACTACATCTTCGTCTGCTATTCGTGGTAAGTCTGTGAACTTCCTCTATCTAGACGAAGTCGCGTTCATTGAAGGATACGACGAGTTCTTCGCGTCGGTCTATCCTACTATCTCGTCAGGCGAGTCTACAAAGCTTCTAATGACGTCTACGCCAAATGGATTAAACCACTTCTGGAAAACTTGTAAGGGAGCCGAGGAAGGAACTAACGGTTACGAATATGTTAAAGTTATGTGGTATGACGTTCCTGGCAGAGACGAAAAGTGGAGACAAGAAACTATCGAGTCGTTGGATCACGACGAAGAGAAGTTCAATCAAGAATATTGCTGTCAGTTCCTCGGTTCTTCGGGTACTCTTATATCTGGTGCAAAACTAAAGGATCTTGCATACTCAATACCACTATATGCAAACGAAGGTCTTTATCAATACGAAAAACCGATTGGAAATCACATATACATAATGACGGTCGACGTATCGCGTGGTAAGGGTCTTGACTACTCAACGTTTAACGTGATAGACGTAACATCCATGCCTTATAAACAGGTGTGCACCTTTAGAGACAACTATGTCTCTCCGGTTGACTTTGCTGCCGTCATATATAGAGTTGGAACCGCATATAACGGTGCTCTATGTCTTACTGAGATTAATGACATTGGCGCTCAGGTATCTGACACTCTTGTCATGGATTTTGGTTATGAAAATATGTTATACACAGAGAATAATGGCCGTGAAGGAAAGAGAATTTCTAACGGCTTTGGAAAAGTAACCGACACCGGAATTAGAACTACAAAATCTGTAAAATCGGTTGGGTGTTCTATGC